TGGCTCGCTAATTTTACTTGGCTGTCTTCCTTGGAATGACTCGCTCCGGAGAGCTGGTTTTCTAAATACCTCTGGCTCGCTCAGTGGTACTGGTTTTCTTTGCATTTCTGTCTCGCTTGCTATGCGCGGGTTTCTCTCGTCTACTGGCTCGCTTTTCGAGTCTGGTTTTCTTAAACTCCGTGGCTCGCTAAAAACTTCTGGTTTTCTTAGATGCTCTGGCTCGCTCGACTTCGCTGGTTGTCTTCGCTGAAATGGCTCGCTCTTGCTCTTTGGTTTTCTCCCGTGAAATGGCTCAAGCAACCTTGTGATTTATCCCAAGCTTGCCCTTTGAGTATTCATCTGCGACGGGCAGTCCCTCTAGCGTGCGCCATGCGGTGTACAGGTCCACAAGGAACCGCTTCACTGTGTAGCGTATCGCCATGTTGTTAAGGTGCCCCTTGGTCTTCTCAGCATGAGCAGGCATGTGGGTAATACGATGCTTGTAGTTATCGTAGATCTCACGGTACTTACCGTTGGTCTTTACAAACGACGATCCAAGCACACCGATCAGCTTCGTCTTCATGAACGGGTTGAACGAGATACCTTTCTTGGTCTGCTCTTTACCTTCAGCATCGATGTAAGTCTGATCGACCAGGTGCTCTTTGATCCTAGACCTGCCCTTGTCGCCAACCACATCAAGCCCAGCATACGCCCACAGAGAGGACGCATATTGCGCCTTGTGGATATCAAAGCCTGAGATGATCACCGCAGCCATAGTTGGGCCCACACCTTTCACATCCTCCAGGAATGCTTGATAGATGGGGAACTGCTTGACGCTGTAGGTGATCTGCTTGAGAGCATTATCTTCAGCCTCGACCAGATCGAAGTACTGCTTGACCAAAGAGAACTCGCTGTACTCACTGATCAAACCATCTTCCTTAAACTTGCGAGGATTCATGCCAGCAACACCATCGGTGATCTTTTTGTAGCTGACACGAAGGTTAGATAGCAGCATCTTTGCATCTGCATCCAAGGTTTC